ACGATGCCGGCGGCGAGCGTCGCCCCGAGGAACACGTTGCCGCGGAAGGCGGCGTTCCAATATTTGCCATGCACCTCTGAAACCAGCGCGTCGCCGTTGCGACCGACGAGGATAGAGGCGTTCTGAGCGTCCGCCACGATGGTCGAGGACGGATTTCCGACTGTACCGTAGATAATAGGCATTTACCTTCTCCGTTGCTGCCGGCCGAGCGCGCCGGGCTGTTTCGACTTTAATTGCCGGGAATGACCGGCGGGCTGATACCAAGCTCGAAGGCCTGGTCGTTACGTAGGATCCTCAGTTCTTCCTGGCTTTGCGCGGGCATGTCGCGCTGCAGCACGTTAGAGATCGTGCGCAGCTCGACTAATCCAAGCGTTTCGGCGTTGAGCCCAGAAACAATGTTGCCGGATGATACGTATGTGGTCATGGTTTTTCTCCGTCACGGTCCCGGGGGTTCGGCGCCGGCGCCTTCGCCCGGCCCACCCAGCGGTGGCATACCTGGCGGCGGTGCGTTCGAGATCGGTGGCATCGGTGCGTTGGCCATCGGGCCGCCGGGCTTGGCCGCCATCGCCATCTGCTGAATGGCGGCCGGCACCAGCGCGTTGCCTTCCTGCTTGGCAAAATTCGCCGACAGCGCGCGGATCGCGTTGAGCACGGCACCGTTCTTTTTCGAGCCGAGCGGATAAGCCTGCAGCGCCTTATAGAGTGTCTGCATCACGCCGGCGATCAAGGCGTCGGTGGCGGCTTCGTTGCCGGCGCCAGCGCCTGGCGATGTCATCGGTGACGCACCTGGTCCGCCTGGCCCGCCCATGGGAGAGCCCGGCATCATCGGCTTGGGTGGCATCGGACCACCCGGCGTCATCGGTGGAGCTGGCAGGGGCAACGCATTGCCTCCAAAGAGATTTCACAATTCGTAAGGCCAATGCGCCAGTGCGGTCAAATTACAGATCACAAAAAATAAAAATCCCGCCGCTGGGCGCGAGCCGGGCGACGGGATTAACCCTCCGAGAACTTGAGGATTTTCCGTCACCGGCCGCCAAGTCGCAAGCCGGTGGCGGTTATCGACTAACGCCGACGGGAGCGCTTGTGCTTACGCTTGCGGGCCATGGGCCTCTCCTTTGGGTCTTGCCTTTCCACCGGCGGGTTTAGCGCCGGCGGGGTTGAGCGCACGCTGCGCAGCTTCGGCTTTCGCGCGTTCACGCAGCGACGCGATGATCGTATCCCTCTGCGGCGGATTGAGCAACCGCACAAACATCTCGCGGTCGATCGCCTGCGCTTTGAGCATGGTGGCGGCGAGCTCGCGGCTTTCGTCAACGAACAGCGGCGAGTGCGAATGGCCGGCAATGCGCATGTTCCAGTTGTCGGCGGCAAACTGCGCCGGCAAAAAACTCTTGCCCTCGGGCAGCAGCAGCGGCTCGTCGGAATTTCGCTGTGTCAGCTTGACGCCGAGATCGCCCATCTGCACCAGGCCAGGCTCGAGCCCGATCGCCACCTTGCGGATACGTCCCGAACCGGTGAGCGCAAGCTGCTTGGAGTGACCGCCGCCGCGCACGTTCTTCTCGCCCTTGCCAATCACCGTTTCGGTCAGACCGGAGGCTTCCAGGAAGATCGCGCCGATCGCCGAAAATTCGGCGAACAGATCCTCCGGCATTTTCGGTGCCAGCTCCTCTACCTTGGCGCCGGGCAGCGCGTCCATCACCCAGCTGTTGGGCCCGCCGAGCGCACCGGCCTTCTCGTCGCTCAACCCCATGAAGCCAGAAAACACTTTGGCCGGGTCGACCTGGCGCTCGAGGATCTCGCCAATCTGATCGAGCCGCTCACAACTCCACACCTGCAGCGGGATGAGCCGCTCGGCGTGCGCCTCGCCCCAGAAATAGTCGGTCAGCGGGTAGGGAATGATTGGGACGAACGGATGTTCCTGCACCAGGAAAGGATTGCTCTCGGAGAGCCCGGTGATCTTGTCGCCGCCCTTGGCCTTTTTCAGCGCACCAATTACCTCGCGGCTGTCGGATAAAATGATATCGGGCTCGGCGATGGTAAAAACCGTGTAGTCCTCGTGCACGTCGTCCCAGATCCAGAGCTCCTGGAACTCCACCGTCGGAATGTCGGACTTGGCCTCGTAGCGCACGCTCGGCTGCACATCGAGCGGCGCCTGCCCCATGATGTTGCCGGACAAGTTTTGCCCACCGGTTTGCGAAATGATGAGCTGCTTGAGCACCGGCGGCAGATCGTCGATCGGCGTCCCCTGCTTGACGCCGATGCGCGGCACGTCCTCCTTGCGGCCGGCTCGGTATAGCCGCAGCACCGCATTGTCGTAGGGCAGCCGGTAAGAGTGGGAGAAAGCCTCCTGTGCGTCGAGATCGGTTTCCGTCTCGTCGTAGACACCGAAGGCGTGCGGCACGATCATGCGCCCGGTCAGCTTGTCGCGCTCGTCGTTCCAGCCGATTTTCATAAACATGCTGTCGAACACCAGCGCCCAGGTCATCGCTATGCCGTAGGTATAGGCGAGCCCGCTATCGCGAAAACGCTGGTTCCAGTCGTCCTGGATGGCGAGCGCCTGGTCAACCACCGGCCGCGGCGAGTTGAGCGGCGGCGACAGTGCGAAGGTGGCGTGGTCGGCCGAATAAAGAAATGAGCTCACCAGGTCAACGTGGCTGAACAGCCGGTTATATTTGACCTCGCGGTAGTCGTCCGACCCGAACATGAAAAACTTTTTGCGCCGCGAGTACATTTCGCGCCGCTCCTGGCACGACGCCATGCAGGCGTCGCGCACCTCGATCACCTTGGTCTGTCGGTAAGGATCCTTGGATGGGATGATCATGTTGGCACGCCCCCTTTGGGCCGGTAACTGCCCTCGATCTGCGAGCCGGCGCCCAGCGTTTTCGAGGCCGCCACCTTCTGATCGAAGGCGACGGAAACCTTGGCGGTGACGCCGGTGGGCGCGCACACCGCGTGGCCGGCGCCCGACAGGGCGCTCTCCGGCATCGGGATGCGCCAGCCTTTTTGCGGCTCGAAGGTGCCGGCCTGGCGGCCGTTGGCGGTCACCGCGGTCGGGATCTTTACCTGCTGGCCGCGTTGCGGCGAGCGAAAATCCTTCATGCCGTAATCCTCGGCGAGCTGGCGCACGGTGCGGTCGATCGAGGCGGAACCCTTGTTGATGCCAAACGGCTTGGGCAGCCATTGCACGCGCAGGCCGCGGCAGCGTGGGCAGGGCGGGTGATCGGCCTCGCTGTTAAACTCGTTGCGGCAGTTGCGGTTAAGGCAGCTGTACGCGCGCGTGACCATCGCCCCGCTCTCCTGGTTTGACCGGCGGCACCGGCAGCGAGCCATCCGGCATGATCGCCGACCAGCGTTTCTCGCGCCGGCGCCAGCGCATGCCGTCGAGTACCATGCAAATCCCCATCACGATACGCGAGCGCGTGCGCGGCGCCAGGTCGAAGGCCTGGTGGCGCGCCATCAGCGCGTAAAGCGTCTGCCGCGACACGCCGACAAATTTGGCAAAGGCGTCGATCGGCACGCGGTTGTCGTGGCCGCGGTAGGCGGGATCGAAGCGGAAGCGCAATATTTCGCGTCGTATGTCCTCGAGCTTCATGTCGTACAGCGTGCCCATGTCAGGTGGCCTTGACGCCGGGCCTGGGCTCGAAAAACCGTGCCTGCCGGCTGCACAGATAGTCGAGTGAGCGTGAAAAATTGCACTCTGGCTCGCCCATGCCGCCGCCCACCGGGTCGCGCGTTAATATCCTGCAGCGGTGCGCCGCGATCTCGCGGCCGCCCGCGAACGTGCTGCGCCACTCCTCGTAGTGATACGCGCAATCCTTGCAGAGCCTGTCCTGCAGCGGGGTTAAGACGGCGGGCTCGGGCATGCGTCAGGCTCCGAGGTTCTTGCCGGGCATCAGGATCTTGGCGCCGCGCAGATAGTCGATCGCCATTTTCTCCACCTGGGTCGGTCCCCCGGTCACCGCGTTCTGCATCACCTTCTCATAAGTCATGCCGGATGAGAACAGGCGCGGGCGCACCCACTGGCGCCACGCCTCGTGCGCGAGCGCGGCTGCCATCACGCGATCGTCCTTTTTGCGGCCCTCGCCGTGGATCTGGCCGTTTTCCAGGATGATGCTTTTCATCTCCTCGAGGCAGAACATCGAATTAAGAATATGCCGGCGCAGCTCAATGGCATCCTTAAAGCCGTTCATCAGCACGGTCTTAGTCTCCGACGTCGTGCGCCACTGGAACGCCAGGCCGCCGCTCGGGTTGTCCGGCTTGCGGAACAGGTAATGCTTCATGTTGGATAGCACGTTGCGCAGGTCCGGCTCGCCCTTGGCTGGCGCGCCCGATTGCATGATCTCGGAGCGCAGGCGGTTGAGCTCGTCGAACACCACGGTGCCGGGCCCGGTGATTTCCAGGTTGACCACGCAGTTGCGGTAATAGCCGCACAGGTGCGCCAGGATCCAGGCGCACTGATAGGTCGATACGTTCGGCGTGCAGAACTCGGCCACCTGTATCAGCTTGTCGGCGAAGGCGCGCGCCACATGGATCACGCTGCGGTCGGCGTCGTCGCTCGACCCATAGGCCGGATCGCAGCCGATCGTATAGATGCCGTCGGGCTCGGCCTCCTCCCAGATTTTGAGCTCGGCCTGTTTTTGGTTGCAGGCCACCACACCGACGTCCTGCCAGCTGTCCTTGATCAGGTAGCGGAAGGGCAGCAGCGGCTGCTTGCGGGCGTGCCGCATGGCGTCGGTGAGTGCCTCGTTGGTGAAGAACTTGGCGCCGGTGGCGACAAAGGCATCCTCCTCGACCCAGGGAAACATTTCGTCCATCTTGGCCTGGTCGCCGTCGGTCTGCTCGGCCAGCTTCCAGCGATACCAGGCGATCTGCTCGGCGGTGACGTCGAAATCGTACTCCTCCTGGACCAAGCGTTTGCGCCGGCGCTCGAGCGGCGACAGCGCGGTGGCCGCGCCCTCCGGCATGTAGATGCGGAACCAGGGATGCGATTGCGAAAACGCATAGAGCTCGTTGCGCCACCAACCCACGAAGATCGCTCGCTGCGTGGGTGAGGACTTGGCGCTACGCCATTGATCCTCAAAGTGATTGAAGCCGTTGGCGGTGCTCTCGTAGATCTCGAGCCGGTGCCGGTAGTGCGTCGACATGGTGGCACCGAGCTCTTTCTTGTCCTCCTCGGAGCCCCAGAACGCCACCTCGGAGGCATGCAGGAAATTGAACGAGCCCGATCGCCCGAGATTGCCAACCTCCTTTTGTTTAATTCCGGCAACGAGATAGACGAACATGCTGCCGTTCTGCAGGATCAGCATGTCGCGGTTTTCTTTGCTCGCCCGGATCTTGTGCGTCTTGGGAAGGTTTGCGAAGAACACCTTGATAATATTGCGAAACATTGCCTTGGACTGATCGGTGTGGGTGGCGAAGGCACCGGACAGGCCGCCGTACTCGAACGCCCAGAACAGGTCGAGGGCTATAAAAAACGTCGAGGCACCGAGCTGGCGCGCTTTCAGGATGACGAAGGTGGAGACCCCCTCGGCCAGGCCCTTCTTGATCTCCTCGAGAATATAGCGCTGGGTGCCGAGCAGCTCGAACTGCTTTAATCCAAAGTCTTTAGTCTGCACCTTCAAGCCCTTGATCCAGCGCATAAAGCGTTCCTCGGGGAACGGCGCCAGATCGAGCTTTGGGAGGGCGTGCGGATCCTCCGGCACGACCGCGGTGATCTCAGGGGCCGCTGTGGCTGGGGCGAGCTCGTCCATCGCGCGGCAACCTACTCCACCGTTGCCCTTTTGGGCAATGGAACCAATCGAGCCTAGCGTGAGTATCCAAGCCGGAGGTGTCTCATGCACGCACTCGTCGCGCTGCTCGTCCCGATCATCGTCGTCATCGGCGTTGCGCTCATCATCTGGATCGTGGCCGAGCGATTTTCGCCCGACCCACTCATCACCAAGATCGTCCAGATCGTGCTGTTTATTGTGGTGTTGGTCGTGCTGATTATGAAGCTATTCCCGCTCCTGGGCCTCTGATCACAGATCGAGCGATTTGGCGAACAGCTCGCGCTGCTGGTCGATAATGCTATTGCTTCCGGTGTGGATCACCGGCAGCACGATCACGTCGGCGTCGGCCGGGTTGCGCGGGCCTTCGCTGTCGGGTTCGCGGGATTTTTTCTCGTAGTCGGAAAATCGTATGACGTTGCCGCTCACGGTTCACCCCA